AGGTATTTTTGTATATCCATTCGGACATCGCTTCATCCCTTTTGGTATTGGGATAATATCTTCATTTTCTTCTAGAATGGACGTTTGTACGGGTATTGGGTCTTTTAATTCTATAATTTCACTTGCCATATATTATACACTATCTAGATATTCTATAATTTAATATCGTTGTATTAACTCTTGTTAGAATATCACTTTTTTCTAAATTATAATTCCTAAAATGGTGTAATGCATCTTTATAAGTCAACCATTTCATATCGCTTACTTCTGTTTTTTGAAATATTGGACTATCTAGTGGTTCTTGACACAAATTCGCTAGATAATAACAATGTTTATAAGACTTCAAATTAGACCCTGTAAACACTTCTTCAAAAGGCATTAAGTTTTGAATAATTTGAATACTGGATGACCTATAACCGGTTTCTTCAGAGAACTCTCTGATAGCACACGGTATATCTTTTTCTTGATAATTCCTTCTACCTTTTGGAAACCCCCATTCAGGTTCGTCCCATATATTTGGCGATTCATTCACAATGCTTTCTAATGTATAGAATTTATCTTTGTGCATTATTCCTGCTTTCAGTTTATTAAAATTGTCTCTAGAGGTTTTTTCCTCACCTCTGTATTGTATCCCCACATTTTCTCCCCATAATTGTCTCCATAACACATCAAAATCAAATTTCAATATACGTCTTTTTTCTTCATTCGTCATTACATTTACAATATTTTGAATATATTTCTTATCGTGTATATTATACTTCCCGCGCATAAAATCTACAAAACCTAATGTATCTTTTCTTCGTATTAAAAGATATAATATGTCGTTCGTCACGTCATCGTGTTTATATACAATTATACCAATACTTGTAATTGGTTTTTTACATTGATGAAATACATGTCCATTACCACCACAATTATTACAAAAATTAAAACTTCTCAACATTATAATGCATAATGTAGTGTATTTATATCTTTTAGAACTTATTCAAAAAAATTGAAATACACTCATATATAAGTATATGAATTATACAACAAGCCAACATTAACATGAACTCATCACTTCAAGTAAACGACTTATGCGACGATATCATTCGTGATATCTATTCCTTTGGATATCCAAACCACAGAGTATATATGAGAAACAATTGTGATTCAATTTCATCCACACATCACCCCATACAAGAGGTTATACAAGATGCGTGGGATGAAGAAGGAGGAGGAGAATGTATGAGTGAATTCATAAAATCACAATTTATTCCAACAGACATTTTGTATATGTTTCATTACTACAAAAAATGCAGGTGTTGTACTAGACACTCTTATTACAAACCAGATATTAAATGCCAACAATTCAATCCAAAACCAAATTATAATCCACATTATAATCGTGACTACACAGATGAATGTGCGTGCGTATGTAGACATATGTCAAGACATTTATATTCAGCTTATTATCGTTAGCATTACCAATCATACATTATTATTGTATTGTATCTTCCCAATAATACTATTTTAATTTTCTTTTTAATCGTCTGTTTATCATTTCTGTGTGCAACAATTCAATGGTTTGTATACTTGTATCTAGTAGTTCATTTATTTCTATGAAATAATATATACAATATTGATAACCAGAGTATTAAATGTGTATAATTCATAAAATATTAATGTAATAATAAATCAAAAACTACTATAGTTTATTAGTATGACTATATAGTATTGTGGTTAATTAAGCCAATTTTAATATATTATATGTTTAATGTCACTAGACCCTAAAATATGGGGACCACAATATTGGTTTGTATTGCACACAATAGCATTAACCTATTCTGAAACTCCGAATGAAGTCATCAAGAAAAAATACTATGATTTTTATCAGAATCTCCCTTTATTTTTGCCTGTAGAAGAAATTGGTAATAATTTCAGTAAATTTTTAGATAAATACCCGGTATCACCCTATTTAGAATCACGGCAGTCTCTTGTAAGATGGACACATTTTATACATAATAAAATCAATACCGCTCTAAACTTACCAACGATAAATCTTGAAGAAGCTCTTTCAGAATATTACGAACAATATAAACCTAAGGAAGTAAAAGATCATCAGGAGAGAAGAAGAAGAGAGAAAATAGCATTTTGTATCATTTTAACTGGTATTCTGGTTGCTGTTGGATATCTTTACAGGAAATAAGTATAATACTATATAATGCGTAACTCCAAAATCTAGTAATGTTAAACCAAATACCAAACGCATAGAAAGAGATAAACTCATAACACGTATATTGATTCTAGGTATTATAGCCTTGGGAATACATCTATACAAGAAATAAAATGTAAATTATATAATGATACTATATATGCCACATCGTTTAACAAGAAAATCGCGTTCGTATATTAACTCATCCGTAGACAAAGAATATGCGGGGGAAGTCGTTGCTGCAGGTGGATTTGGATGTGTGTTTAGACCGCCAATAAAGTGTCAAGACCCTGCGTTGAATGCTAAATTGCAAACTAGACCATACATCACTAAACTGTTGACTAAAAAAAACGCCAAGGAAGAAATGAAGGAAAATATAAAAATTTTACCTATAGTAAAACAAATTCCAAATTACAAAGATTATTTTTTATTAGACGATATATTTGAATGTGAGAATTTTGGACCCTTATCGGAAGAAGACAAAAAAGGATTTAATACAAAATGTGATTTAATGAATGATAAATTAGGAATCACCGCTAGCAATGTGAATGACCCGAGTTCTCTTAGTAAAATGAGTACTATTAATATTCCTGATGGAGGAGTAAGCATAAGTAGCGAAATGAAAATTATTGCTACTTTAATTAATAATAGAACCTCTACTAGTGCAATAAATTATGCTATAAAAATGTTCGGTTTACTAAACTGGGGGTTAATTGACACCTTAGAAAATGCGATTGTTCCTATGAATGCACTTGGATTACTACATTTAGATCTAAAAGGGGATAATATGTTAGTAAATACAGGATGGGATTCTCCAGAAAACATAAATAAGATGCCTAACATTACCGTGATTGATTGGGGGTTAGCAGGAGTAATAAATACAAATGTATCTGTGATACCTGAAGTGAAAAATCGTCCTTTGATGTTTAATTCTCCATTTTCAAATATTTTGTTTACGTTAATAACTAACGCACAAATAAGAAAGTATATTATAGAAAATTATCCACAAGAAAACAACCAAATTGTCCCCAAATCATTTTTAAAAACGATTGCATCTAAGTTATTGGAACATTCTGCAGAACGTATCGGCGAAGGTCATACAGGTTTTATATCTATGGTATTAGGAAGAATAAGAACACTTTCTGGGGCAAATTATGATACTAGTAATATGAGTTTTCGGAGAAAATGGTCAGTAAATGACATGTGTTTTAATAATGGAACGTTAGGATACAACTATCTTGTTGATTATATTGCCAAAGTACTTGATCGTTATTTAGAAGTTGCTCCCAACGGTATATCGCACGGTAGACGTTTCAATATGGAGAAATATTTTAATGAAGTGTACAAATATAATGTAGATGTATGGGGATTTTTAATGTCCTATGTAGATTTTTGTGTTTCTTTTAGTGATGTGGGAAAATTTCGTTCTATACCATTAAACGTTCACGTATCAGATATTTTATTTAAATATTGTTTCGGTGATACGTATGCTGCAGATAGAATACCAATAGACGAATTAGTGAAAGACCTCACATATTTATCCGTTGTATGCGGTGTACCTAAACCTACCTTAAAAAATAGAACTCCTATGCCAAATATGTCATCGAGCGTGAAAAGTGGACAATCTTCTTATGCTTCAAGCGCGAGGTCTTCGTTAAAGTCACGGTCTTCTACGTATATGGACCCACCGGCGGCGAGTAGAAGAAGTTCTTATTCGAATAGAGGGTTATCTGTGAAGAGCGGACAATCTATATCAAGTCGGTCTTCGCCAAGTGAAATACAACTAGCTGTTGGTAGAAAAAGATGTCCTCGAGGATATCGCATTATTGCCAACACGAATAGGTGTCGTAAAATACAAACAAAGACTAAAAAATCCAAGTAAAACTATACCTAGTATAAATAAAGTGAATTTAAACCAAATCTAGAAAATTTCTTGTTATAGTATAACATAACATGAAAGTAGAATTGCTTGTATTATTAATAACAGGATTCTTTGTAGTCAACACGTATTACGATGGAAAATATATAACTATACTTAAATCTTGGACAAAATATTATCAAATGGCAGGAATAGCTTTTGCGGGAATGTCTGCTTATTTATTTTTTAAAAAATATCCGTCAGATACACGAACATTATTATCCTCTGCAAGCGGAGTAATAAAATATTTACCTATCGATAAAAATACATCTGACGTATTGACTCCATTTCTACAAATGACGAAACAAAACACCAATGTAGACCAATCACAATACTCTACAAAATTAAGACAATCTGGAGGTTCCAATAAAAGATCTGTAAGTGAAACAAAAAAAAAATATGTTGCGTCGCAACAAGGTTGGTGTTGTGGAAATTGTAACAAAACGCTTCCAGCGTGGTTTGAAGTAGATCATACTGTTAGACTAGATAATGGTGGTACAAATAATATTGATAATTTGGTAGCTCTATGTAGAGATTGTCATGGACAGAAAACATCACTAGAAAATCTATAGTCTAGTATGTTATTTTGTATGGATATCTTATAATCATATATTATATGTTATCTAAAATAAAAGAATATTATCATGACGGTATGGCTGTAGTCATCACAAATCCAACATATTATATTCTAGCATCTATTGTTGAAATGATAATTTTGTTATTAATCATCTACAAATGGTCTCCGTTAGGAATTTCTGAAAACTATCCTGCGCTAGCGAATATTTTTGTATTAATGTTTGCTATTTTTCAAGTATTGACCTATTTATTTGTACAAAATAAAAATATGTTTTCACAGGCAGGCATAAAAATAGATGTTGGATTTTGGGACGTAGCAATAAAAATAATTTTTACTATATTGACTGTTTGTGTAAGTGTACTGTTAATCTATGTATTTATATGGTTGATTTCCATAGTCCCAAACATAGGTGACATTTTTTCTAATACGGTCAATATATTTATTTTATTTGGAGCAATTGCATTATTATACTCTGTATTTACCCCGCTTGCTAACTTTGTAAAAGGAAGTCAAGATCAAAAAAAAACATTTCTCTCGCTTATGGTTGCATTTATAATGTATGTACCGTGCGCAATGATAGACCTGGTAGAATGGTTTAAAAACCAATATAATATTACTACTAATTCTGTATTGTTGCTTCTTGCATTTGAAATTATTTTAATAGCATTAACTATATTAATACCAAAATTATTCACGTATTTGGTAACACGTGATGGAAATCTTTTATTGAGATACCCTGTTTATTTAGATAAACAAACACAATTAGGAAGTTATGAAGTTTTACACGAAGGTAACGTAGAAAATAAAGCTTATAAGTATTCACTATCGGCTTGGTTTTGGATTAATCCACAGCCTCCAAACACGAGAGCTTCCTACAATAAATGGACGAATATATTTGAATTTGCAAGGAAACCAGCTGTCGAATATTATGGAGGTGCTTTTCCTACACCTAAACTACGAGTAAACTGTAATATTAAAGGGGATGATGAAATTACAATATATGAAACGGATGAATTAAATTATCAAACATGGAACAATATAGTCATTAATTATGATGGTGCAAATATGGATGTATTTTTAAATGGTACGCTGGTAGGCTCAAAACCAAACATCGCTCCATATATGACTATGGAAAATATAAATGTAGGCGAAGAACGAGGTATAGAGGGAGGCATATGTAATGTGGTATTTCATAAAGAAATTCTTCAAGAAAGACATATTCGATTGGCATATAAGACATTAAAAGGATTACCACAACCAATACTTTAGATAATTTCTGTTTCTATTATATAATATGGAAATCGTCAAAACGGTATTGATTATACTTGTAGTTCTAGTAGTATTGTATCTAATATTAACAGTATTTTTTAAAGCATCTACTAGTTTAACTACCATGCAAGAAGGGGATGTATCGCAAACTATAGATGCCAGCACTCTTCCAAATAATAACAATACAAGCAATTATACCTATTCTATGTGGTTCTATGTTCAGGATTGGAACTACCGGTTTGGTGAAGAAAAAGTATTATTAGAAAGAAAAGATGAAGATGGATATTCTAGTCCTGGTATAGTATTAGGAGCAGTAGAAAACAATATAATTGTTTCTGTTTCGTGTTACCCACAAAATCAAACCACAGGTACCGTGACAGATACATCTATCGTACATAAATGTTCTATAACTAACTTTCCATTGCAAAGTTGGGTAAATCTGATAATAAGTTTGTACGGTCGTACTCTAGATATGTACGTTGATGGTAAATTGGTACGCACGTGTGTATTGCCTGGAGTAGCCAAGGTGAACCCAGATGCAGATATTTCCGTTACGCCGGGCGGAGGGTTCAGCGGTTGGACTTCTAATTTTGAATATTGGGACGATGCAACAAATCCACAACAAGCTTATAACATATATAAATCTGGATTTGGTGGCAGTGCTATAGGTTCGCTATTCAATAAATATAGAATTAAAGTAAGTTTCTTAGAAGATAATCAGGAACAATCCAGTTTTGAAATATAACCTATACATACTGACAATTTATCTTATATTAGTATATAGTTATGAGTTCTAATCCCGGAGATACAAATACAGGAGGCGTATTTAGTAGATTTGCATCCAATAAATATTTATCCGGAACAAAAGACTTCCTAGAGTCCAATAGTATAGTCGCAAAGTTTGCTTTTCTTTTATTAATGTTGATATTATTTGTGATGACTTTACGTTTAGGAACATCTATTATGTCATATATATTCTCTCCAAGTCAAGATCCAGTACTGATAAATGGAATGATTGATGCGAAACAGTTTATGCGAATACCACAAGACCCTTCTGTCAAAGGATCCATACCTGTTATGAGATCGCAAAATGCAAATGATGGTTTAGTGTTTACATGGTCTGTATGGATTAATATAACCGATTTACAATACAGAGAGGATGAATATAAGCATATTTTTCATAAAGGAAACGACAACGTAAATGTTACTGAGGTTCCAATAGGAATGAATCAGCCAAATAACGCCCCGGGATTATATATTGCACCTTCTACAAATGATTTGGTAGTAGTTATGAATACTTTTGAAACTATAAATGAAGAAGTTATTATCAAAGATATACCATTAAATAAGTGGGTAAATGTTATCGTACGTGTAGATGAACAACACAAGTTAGATGTATACATCAACGGTCGTTTAGTGAAAAGACATATTCTGGAAAGTGTACCCAAACAAAATTATGGAGATGTATATGTATCTATGAATGGTGGATTTTCCGGATATACTTCATGCTTAAGGTATTTCAATACTGCTATTGGTACAAATCAAATCCAATCCATTATTGATAAAGGTCCATGTTTGAATATACTTGGTGGTGGTAATAATGCATTAGATGCAAAACCTCGATATTTGTCTACAAGGTGGTTTTTCGCAGGAAATAATGATATGTATAATCCCTAAACATTTTTACATTTTACAATTTATTATGTCTATATATAATGAATTGTAATCGTTCGTGGCCAAGTGGTGGTCCTGAACCACCGAATACCTGGTCTAGGACTACCAATTCTTGTATTGCAAATGCATCCTATTCCATAGAAGATTTAGACATGAGACGTAAAGCTGAAGTCTTACAGTATAAAAAAAATTCTACAAATATGAGTAAAAAACAAAAGTTTTCATATATTTCAAACAATCCAATCGGACAAAAACCAAAATTCCCAGTTACTCCTGTAGAACAAGCATTATTTAATTATGGAGTATATACACCTCCTCCAATAAATACACAGATATGTTCAGACAATACAAACATTATATTTTCAAGACCTACCAGTAGTAATGTACCTTTTAATCCTAAGAAAAAAGTATTTCTGTATTATGATCCATCCGTACCTCTAACCAATTGGAAAACTCAACGTATATTTACAAATGCTGGTGGTAAAAATAAACCGGTTAATATACTTAACTGTTCAGGAGAAATAATCCCTATAACTTTGTAATTTATGTAACTTTATAATAATCAAATCGCAAGGGTGTATTATAGTGTTCTAGGTCAGATTTTAATTGCAACATATTTCCATCTAGAATATAAGGTCTTGGTATAATATGTGCAACTTCAAATATTTCGTCTTTCAATTTACCAATTACCAAATATTGTACGTGTTGTGTTTTATTAGCATTAGGAGACCAAATAAAGGTATGTGGTAAGTCATTTTTAATTGGTCGATATATTTTATTATGGTCATAATTATACCATTTTGTCAAAATAGATTGTCTACGTTTTAAATTAATGAAACATACCGGTTTATTAAAATAAAGATAATCAATATTATTATTAAAGTATGGATTTAAAAATAAACACCCTAGCATCTTGAATAGTTTCATTTAGTTATATAATAAGATTTATCTTTAATTTATTATATTTACAATTTTAATTACATATTATGTTGTTCTTTTGCAAAACTAGACGAAGTATATATTTTAGGATTAACTTGTTGTTTTGACAGACAGTTATTTATCAATTTTTTTCTCTTATTTATTAATAATCTACATTGCTTGGTATAAATGGGTTGTTTGTGAGCGGCAAACCCTTTATATTTTTCTTTACGTACTCCACCACCTCTCATTTCTTTAACACCTCTTAAATATTCTTCTGATTGAGTTCTATAATGGTTATTTTGAATTAAATTATTGTGACAATCGCATATAGTTAATATGCTTTTTGTTTTAATTATACAATCGTGTATTTTTAGTTTTATAATAGTATTAGTTCTTACTATATATTTATATCCTTTGGATGGTGAAGTAGAATCTAATGGCGATTGATGAGTATATACATTATCGTTTATTACAGATTGTGGCTGGTAATAACAATTATGATTAAATAATTTCCAAGGAACACGAATAGAATCATAACTAGATAGTTTAGTATTAATTAAACTTTTTAATGTTGAATTATCCGGAACACTAAACATGAACTCGTCCATATCACACATAATTACCCATTCAAATTTTTTAATTTCGTTTAAATGTAAATTGTATTCTTGATGTTGATCTAATGTAGCTTTTTTAATTATTATTTTCTTTGTTTCAATTAAATTATCCATCCAATCTTTATTTAAATCCATATAATCATCGTCTGAATTATCATCCACTAAGATTAAACAGTCTACACCTTCTTGTAAATAGTGGTTTACAAATTCATACATTATATGTCTTTCATTTTTAAATCTAGCTATTAAACATAACGACATATTATATTATATATATTATAATTAAATTGATATTGATATTGATATAGATATATTATATATTATATATTATAAGGTAATAACATAATATACTAAAGTATATTATGTCAATATGTGTTGATGTAGAAGATGTCTATAATAACGATGAGTCTGAAATAAACCAATGTTTAATATGTTATGATGGGTCAAATGAAGCTCCATTACTAAAAGGTAATGATATTTATACTAGCTCGTGTAATTGTAATTATACCGTTCATTCTGAATGTATACAACGATGGTCTCAACAGCATAATGAAGACCGTTGTATATGTTGCAATAGTCGCGCAACTATAAAATTATTACAACCTGAAATATTAGTAACCAATAATACAAATAGAATTGAATCAATCTGTTGTAATACGCTGTTAATTATTATGATGTGTATATTGACCGTATGGTTTATAATGTTGTCGACGCCACAAACAGAACCATTATAGATAATTTATATATCTAAAGTTATATATCTAAACTTATACTGGTTTTTTCACTCTTTTTACGTTTGGTGGACCGAGTAGGTAGTTTAGCCGATTGCATATCTTTTAAATCTTGAATACTTACGGTGCTTCCGTCTTTGACTGGAACCACATTTTGTGTACTTGTTGTCTTTACCGGTTTTGTTTTAAGACCAGATAAAATATTGTCTATATCACTAGGACCTTTCATTTCGGTACGAGGTGATGAACGCATCGGTGGGTTTTTAACAGATTCGTAGGTATTGTATATATTTTCCCCATCATTATTGTTACGTGCAGCAGACATATCTGGTCTGTTTACAGGCACTTGCGACCGCGTACTTTTCTCTGAACGAGTTTTCATTGCTTCAGGTGGTGGTCCTGGTGTTATATTTGGTTGTGGTGTTTCTCTCGAAGACGGACCCATAAAGTTGTTCATAAATCCACCAAATCCTGGATTCTGTTCCCCCATAGAATTTACTGCTGCTTGTGTAAATTGTTGCATAAGTTCGGGATTTTGTCTCATGATATCATCCATACCAGGCATAGAGGATTTAAACATCGTATTGGTCATGTGTACCATAATACCTGAACCTGCAAGCTGAAACAATAATTTTAGTTCTGGAGCCATTTTTGCTTTAGATTTATATTTTTCGTGCAACTCACTAAATATTTCGTCATAGTCATCGATATTTTCATTCAATTGTTCGCTCCATCCATCCAGTTTGACATCAAACGGGTCAAACTTGTTGTTGAGAAACTCTAGCCCTGTAATCGCCGCCATAAGCATCTTTCCTTGAAATTTTACGCTGTTGCTTTTTTCTTTTTCTGAAACAACAACCTCATATTCACCTTGCATTTCCTGCAAATTAGAATCCATAGAATATTTTTTATTTAACTTAACGCCTTTCGCTTCTAAGGATTCTAGTTTCTTTAACGTTGAAAATTTCTGTTTTAGTAATTCTTCATTTGACATTTTTGGTGTTTCAGGAACGGGTATGTCTGGATTTATAGGAATATTATTAAATTTTTTAAAACCGTCGTCTGTAGTAGATGTATGTTGTGCTGTGGCTGGACCTATGTTTATACTTTCTGCTTTAGAAGACCCATTTTCTTTTTTACTTATATCTATTTTATCATTATTACTAATAATATCCTTAAATAAGCTCGTTGTTGATTTCCCTTTTATACCTTCTTGTGGTGTAGAAGAAGACACTAAAGTATTCAATTCAGCTTCTAGGTCGTTCAAATCTGCTAAATTAATATCTGACCCATTTTCAGATTTTTTTCCTTCTGTTCGTCGTTTATCATTCATCAAAAGTTCTACACCACCACCAAAATTTACTGAATTGGGTTTGGTTGTGGGAGTGGTTTCATTTAAACTGATATTTTCAACGAATTTATTATCTGATTTGTTTAATGAAATTTTTGGAATATCTTGAAGTTCAACAAGTTCTACAATTTCAGGTTCCATGTTTACAAAGTAAATATATCATTTTAAGTTTATGACTACGCAATTAATTATGTTGTGCTATAATTAATGTACCACACACCCTGAAGATATGAATCTGCTAAATCATCTTTTTTTTTATTATTTTTAAATATAGAAATCCATTTCTTATTATTTTTGTCTTTTGTCAATAAATCTTCTGTTACTACTATACACGATTTTTTTCTTTCTTTATATGTTTTTTTAGGCACATCATACGCTTTCAACTTATTTGAACTAGAAATAAAATGAATATCATGTACGCCTTTTTCAATAAAAAATTGTGTTATCATCCCTTGAACACATTTCATTCTTGTTGCAATTGGACTAATTTGATTTTCTATCAATACAGTAGTAATATTTGAAAAATCGTCTAGACAATCTGTTAATTTTTTACTCATAGTTATTCCTGCTTGTATCAAATCTATTTCACTTGCAGATATACTTTTGGGTATTTTAGTAGCGTTTATATTGTAAATGTGTTCCTTTAATTGTTCTTGAGTATTGTCTTCGAGAGAATAAAATGTATTTAATTCTAGTAGTGTTTTTTGTGATATTTTCTTTGTTAACATTTTGTAGTAATAAAGAGGTGCAATGTGTTGACTATACTCACTTTTTTTAATATGCAAATTACAAAAAAAATGTTTATCTGCAACGGTGTATGTTGCATGATGTTTACATTTTCCTTTTTTTCCTATATGTTCACAAGTTGCAGAATGATTTTCTTGAGACAAATCTATCACTTCCCACAATTGTATGGTTGCTTGTGAATCTAATTTGCAAAGTGAAAGATTTTTTATTCCAACATCTATGCTAATTATCATTATGTTAATATTGTATAATCAGTTTAACTATATTATACAATACATTTAATTGTAGTTTTTATATCCTGCTTTTAATAATTGTTCTTGACTCATAACTGGGGTAAACATTCTACACTGTAGTTGATATTTTGTGAGATATTGCGATTTTAAATCGCTATTGTTATAACCAAAAGGTTGGCTTTTATCTATACACGATTTATACAAAAATGGAGTATTCGACTTATTTTTTGTTTCTGTTTCTTCGCCGTATCTTGCAGGACACGAGCAACAATCGTCACACGCTGCTAATTGGTTATAACGGATAATAGTATCTGCGTTATTCTGCATATACTGTCTATATTGCCAGTTTGTAGTAATACCTGATTGTTTCTTAATATCAGAACTAATTTTACTTCCTGGTTGCCAGGAAGTATACGTACGACCATCCGCCATAATTGCTGGAAAATCAAAATGAATGTTATTAGAACCACTTTCACACATTCCCCAACTCATTACAATATGCATAGAATATTATTACATTTCTAATAAAGATTTTATTAGGTCAGATTTTTTTTTATTAGTATATGGAATACCTTTTTGTTTCGCCATTTCTTTTAACTCTGCTACTTTCATATCTTCATATTCTTGTTGCTTTGTGTTTGATAATGTATCTGGTTGCTCTTGATTGCTAGAGAGGTTATTGAGTTGTTCTAAATTATCTACATCTTCAAGCTTTAAAATTTTCATTTCAGCTTTTTTTATATATTCTTGTTCTGGTGCTTCTAATGGTTCTGGTTCTTGCACCGGTTCTGGTACGGATACTAGTTCTTGTACTTCTAATGGTTCTGGTTCTTGCACCGGTTCTGGTTCTTGCACCGGTTCTGGTTCTTGCACCGGTTCTGGTTCTTGCGCCGGTTCTGGTTCTTGCACCGGTTCTGGTTCTTGCGCCGGTTCTGGTACGGATACTAGTTCTTGTACTTCTACTGATTCTTTATCGGTATCGCTATCACTATCGCTATCACTATCGCTATCACTATCTACTTTATCTTGGTTAGATGAAAGTAATGCAATATTATCGTCTTCTGAAACAATTATTTTATTAGATGGTGTACTAGAGCTGTATATGGCTTTTGCGTTCATAATTGCTTCTTCACTCGCTCCGCCGTTTATCGATGGTAAATCATTTGGTTGGTTCATAACATTACTTTTAACATTTACTATAAAATCACTTAACACTTGATTTTGCTTAACGAGAGCTTTTTCTAAAGCAGTAATTCTTGTATTAAAATAATACAATACCGAACCGAATAACATAAAACATAGACTTACAGATACAATTAAACGAAGACCTTCAGGCGTGAACATTACTTCTATGTAAAATAGATATAAATTATACTATATATAAACGTATTAAATTTTAAGTTTACTCATAATCATATTGCTGTCTTGTATTATAGAAGATGGATATTGTAAATCTTCTAATACTTTAATACCTCCTTTTATCTCTGAGATACCTTCGATCATTTTGTACGAGTAAACAAATCCTTTTTCGCTGTTATTTACTTGCATTTGTAAATTTGTAACATTGCACGTTTTTTCTAATATTCTACAAAGATCCAGAAAATGAGTAGTTAATACAAATGATACGTGTTTGTTATTATTGATGTATTTTAAATATGCAGTCGCAGCACCAATTGCTTCATATGGATTCGTTCCTGAAAATAATTCATCAAATATACATAAATGTCTTTTTTTATTTGTTATTTCGTCTAATATACATTTACATCTTGATGCTTCTGCTTGAAACAGGCTATCTCTCCCTGATGTATCCGGGATATTAATATAACTGCTTAAAATATCATAGGGTTGCACTTTTGCACTTTTAAAATATCCGCAACCAAACTGTTGACACAAAAGCACATTAATCATCGTGGCTTTTAATAATGTGGTTTTTCCTGCCGCATTTGGACCTGTAATTAATATGTTTTTATCTAAAGTAATATCGTTAGTTATAGCTTTATCAGATGGTAAATGTGGATAAATTAAACCTTTGAATTTAGTAGACTTACTAAATTTGCAGAAATTTACATTATTACCAATTTTATTTTTCAACGAAAGCATAGAATGCATATACGAATTATACTGAACACAATATTCTATAGTGTCTTTCCATATTGTATCTATATGCATCATATAATTTACCCGCATTACTCTACCTATCTCTCCGAATTTCGAAATACTAGGTCTCAATGCGGATATGGATTGTAATTCATCATTTATAGAGATAGCTATGTTGCGGACCTCTTTGCATTTCTCGATAAATGGTTGGTACGTTTTATATTGTATCCATTTTTTTGAAATATAATCCATAGAGGTTATAGTTTCAGATATGTAATCTTTTACAGTAGATATATTCTTGTGTATTATTGTCATATTTTTTACAAATTTTACACAAGAAGTACAATTAAAATATACTTGAACAAAATAAAATATAATAGAAATAAATATCATTACACGTTTGTCCCAGCTTGCGCTTCCTATATAAAATAACTGTCCTAGACTATGATTTTTCAAGACTAATTTAAGATGTTGATAGTAACTATCCCATGTTATAGAATTATTTTGTATGCGTATTAAAAAAAATGGTATTAACAAAAGAAATATCGGTAGCGCTAATGATATAATAGGAGAACATATGTTATAAACACTCATCCATTGTAATAGATGACTGTTTGTATTAATAAATTGTAATTTATCCCATTCAACGTAATTATATTTTTCTAGAAAATCTTCTGGTTTTATTAAATCATTTCTAAATGTAAGTATCCGTTCGTGATTAGGAGGTTTTGGTATATTAGTTTTCAAAATAAATTTAGTATCTCTTAGATATTTTTTATCTGTGGTATACCAAGTAGAATGTTGATGTAAAGACAATTTATGTATATCATCTTGAACGTCAAATATAGATTCATATAAAGGGTTTTCTCCACTTGATAATTCAAGGTCATTTGATAATTCTTTTTTAATTTTTGTTTTATCCTTTAAATACGCAATTGGAATTCTAAATCCTGCAGCATTTAAAGGATCTAAGACTGTTTCTTTTGGCTTAGACGATTTACTAAATAACAAATCTTGTATCATCTATTTAATTATCAAGATAATAATGTAAGGAATATAACTAGTTTTATACGCTATTTACAAGAGTATCATTCCAATTATCAGGCATTTTTACAATTTCAGTAGAATAATGCCATTCAATTTCTTTTAGTTTATGATTATCTCTGCGTGTTACGAAATTTATACCTATACCTTTTCTTCCCCAACGACCACTTCGCCCAATACGATGAAGATATGTATGAACACACAACGGTAAATCAAAATTAATGACTGTACTGACTTGTTGCACGTCGATGCCTCTTGCGGTTACATTTGAAGATATTAGTACTCTTGTATTACCATTTTTAAAATTTTCGAAACTGTTTGTCCGCTCTTCCTTATCCATATTTGAATGGATTTGACCAACCGGAAAATTATCTCTCAGCATAGCATTATATAAATCTTGAACTCGATTAACACTGTTACAATAAATAATGCACTGCGACATACTAAAAGAGCTAAACAGGTCTTTTATGCAATCAAATTTTTGTTCGTCGTTTTCAATAGCTACATAATACTGTGATATTCCTTCAAGGGTTAATGATTCTGCTTTAACAAGTACTTTTACAGGGTCACGCATAAATTTATCTGTAAGAGTATGTAATTCATTCGGTAAGGTTGCGCTAAATAATGCTACTTGTATATCGGTGGGCATAAATTGAAAAATATTGTAGACTTGCTCTTTAAATCCTGAAGACAACAATTCATCTGCTTCGTCTAATACAATTAATTTTAATGTGTTGGGTAAAATTTTTTTTCTACATAGCATGTCGTATACACGTCCAGGACATCCAACTACGATTTGTGGTGGGTGTTCTGTTAATGAATAAATACACTCCTCAGTAGATATGCCGCCTACCAATAGTTGGGTTCGTAAATTATTATCAAATGACCCAATAGAATTTAATACTTTTTGGGTTTGCATCGCCAATTCTCTTGTTGGAGAAAGTAAAATCGCTTGTAATTGTGGTATAGATGTATCAATTACAGCAAGTGTACCCACCGTAAAACATCCTGTTTTACCTGTCCCTGACTGTGCTTGTGCAATTAAATCTTTTTTCGCTAACATAGGAGTTATCGCTTGTTTTTGAATAGGACTGGGTTTTTCAAACCCATATGCATATATACCTCTTAGTATATTCCGATGTATATCTAAGTCATCCCAATTTTCAATACATTTTATATCATTATAATCAGTTGACATTAACATAAAGTATTATATTTTTTTTAAGTTAGTTACAATTATCTTGATATTGTATATTTAAATCAATTTAGAAGAGGTAGAACATGTACAATCAACTGCGTTATGACAACCATACAGTACACTTTATCAGACATTGAAGACATTAAACACAACGGAATTAACTATAATTTAGATGAAAGTATTATTTCTATTATACAAAAGATATCACAACAAGTTGGGTCACCAGAATATGTTAAAACACCAAAATTCTTGAAAAAAGAAAATAAATCACATCATAAAAAACTCCCGGATAGAGAATATGAAGATTGGGAAACTATTAGACATTTTGTGCCTACACAACGTGTAGTACATGAAGGTATTGAACGGTCCATCGACGTAATTCGTAAAACTTTGAATAAAATTACTTCCAATACTTATGAAACGATGTACCCTATTATTATTGAAGAAATCGACAAAGTATTATTGTCACAACAGCACGATTTAGTTAAGCTGGGAACGACTATATTTTCTATTGTAAGTGAAACATCATTTTATTCCAATATGTATGCTGAATTATTTTCAAAACTGTATCATAAATATGATTTTATACATAAATCACTATATGAAACATTAAATTCTTTTCAAGAAAATACTAAACAAATAGAATATTGCAATCCGGATACAAATTACGATTTATTTTGTAAAAATAATAAAGAAAATACTCGCAGAAAAGCAGTTGCAGTATTTTTAGTCAATTTAACGAAACATTCGATTGTAGAGGTTTCAGAAATTTGTGAAATCATTCACAATATTCAAGAACGTATGTTTTATCTAATAAAAATAGAAAACAATAATGAAATAGTAGATGAATTATCTGAAATAACAGGCAGTATGATTCTTTCAGGAAAAGATATATTACATACATCTGACAAATGGTGTAAAATAGTAAACAACGTAAATTCTATTTCAAAAATGAAACCAAAAGAACACGTGTCACTTACAAATAAAACAGTATTCAAGCATATGGATATAATAGATCATTTAAATACGTAATCATCACACCGTCATATATTTCCTACTATATTAAGAAATATATGTTTATTTTTATAGAGGATTATATACATAATGAAATCTAAATTGAATGATACTATAAACTATTCAGAACTGAAATATCTCTCCGAAGAAGATACAAACTTTGAAGCTAATTTATATGAAATGACCTTGTTTGAAATGTCAATTATAATTGCCATAGGTCTTCCAAAATTCACATATATAGATAAAGAAATTGTATATTATCCGGTATATATTATAAAAAATGATAAGGTTCATTCTCAAATTGGACTATACGAAATAATGTCTAATACACAACCAAGCGTATTAGATGATGATGGCGATGTAGATATTGAAAAAATCGGTCCTATCCAATTATTTTCGTATGTAAATAAAGATTATATTGACAAAGTTATGTATAATACAAAAAAAACCAGGGATGATGCAGACGAACTAGATGAAGCCGAGGATGAAGCTGAGGATGAAGCTGACGAAGACGAGGATGAAGCCGAGGATGAAGCCGATATAGAAGCTGACGAAGACGAGGATGAAGCCGAGGATGAAGCTGACGAAGACGAGGATGAAGCCGATATAGAAGCTGACGAAGCAGACAAACAAAATATACCGATTACATCACAAGATAAAACACAAGCAGCGGTCGAAAGAAAAAAATATACAAAACATAAAAATGAAGACTGGATACAAACGTATATGCAAAACAACAATTATAATATTATTGAGAATGAGGGAGGTGGTGATTGTTTATTCGCCTCTATAAGAGATGGAATGAAACGCGCTGGTGTAATAGTAACCGTAGAAGAATTAAGAGAGAAATTAGCGGATAACGCAACGGAAGAGGTATTTCAAGGATTCAAAAATATGTATGGGATGGCACTAGATGAATTACAAAATATAAACGCAGATATAAAAACACGTGAAAAAGAGTTTAATGAACTTATGGAACGCGGTAAAAAAACAAAAGACAGAGATATTATTTTAGCGTTGACACTGCAAGCAAAAGAAATAAAAGAAGTACACAGTAAACTAAAAAAAGAAAAATCAAATGCCAACGCTATTGCAAATGAATATACATTTATGGATGGTGTCGATACCTTGAATAAATTTAAAGCGATAATTCAAACGTGCGATTTTTGGGGAGAGACGTGGGCCATTTCAACCTTGGAACGTATATTAAATATAAAGCTAATTTTATTTAGTAGGGAGGCATATAAATCAAAAGATTTTGACAATGTTGTTTTATGTAACCAATTAAATGATACGATTTTACAAGACGAAGGTGTATTTAAACCATCACACTATATAATGTTAGAGTATTTGGGATACCATTATACATTAATAACCTACAAAAGTCAAGGTGCGTTGTCATTTAAAGAGATCCCGTATGATGTTAAAACAAAGATAGTAGATAAATGTTTGGAGAGAAATTCTGGAGTATTTTATTTAATACCGGATTTTCGAGATTTTATGGCAAAATTAAATGCGGTACCAAGCGAAGAAAAGGAAGAAGATTTTGAAATGATTACTTTGAATATGTATGATCCAACTACTATTTTTCAATTCTACAACGCATCTGCAAGTGGACCTGCTCCAGGAAAAGGTTCTGGTGAAGAAATTAGTAAATATAATTTAATGAAATTTAATGAACTAGCCTCTATACCAAACTGGCGGAGGAAATTAGATAATTTTTGGGTAGTGCCATTTGAAATGGACGGACATACATGGAATACAGTAGAACATTATTATCAAGCTTCTAAATTTAAAGAAAATAATCCACAATTTTATATAAAATTTGCAAAAGACGCAAACCCAGAAGGAGAATTATCGCAAAATCCTAGTATGGCAAAAGCAGCTGGAAGTGTTAGTGGAAAATATAATGGAAAAACAGTTAGACCTTCTAGCATTAAAATAGACCCTAAATTCTACAGCGGACGGGATAAAGATGTAATGCATAAAGCTTTAGAAACGAAATTTACACAAAATGACGAGTTGAAACAAATATTATTGTTAACAAAAGATGCCAAGTTACAAAGATTTGTTAAAGGAAAAAAACCAAAAATTTTAGAAACACTTATGTATGTCAGAAAAGAACTTTCAAATAATAAATAACTATATATTATGGAATATAACGCGGATTATCAATCTGTGGTAACTACTATATTAAATATAATAGAAAATACCGGCATAAACAACCAAACAGAAAAATATCGTGCAATCACAAGCGGGTTATATAACGATATTAATAATGCTATGATGCGTATTAAAAAAATGTTTGTTTCAAACAAAATAAATATTTATACTTTAACTAATAATTTCGAGGTAAGTTCATTTTCATCCCAATTTATGCCTATAAAAATTCAAGAGAATATTAAAAATGATGTGATTTCACAAACTATATATACTGGATATATAGAAAAACAAAAAATAATTGTAAAACTTGGCGTTATAAAAGGAACTATATTTACAGAACCGGAATTAAAAGAGTTTGCGTACAAAATATTTTCTTGGCTATGTGTATGTAATAAGTATTCTAAACAAATATGTAAAGGGTTTAATACTATTGAAATTTATTTTACTAGATATAAAAAGGGGTTTCCAAATAATTCAGCCAAAATATTGGACCCTGAAAATATAAATTCCGGTTATTCATATGTATGTTCCCCAAGTAATACGTTGGTGGTATTCCGGTTGGAAGAATGGTTTAAAGTATTTATACACGAATCTTTACATTCATATGGACTACAACCTATGTCACACATAGAAACAACATTAGATACTGCTGTAAATAAATTACTCCCTATTAAATCACATATACACGTATGTGAAGCATATGTAGAAACATGGGCAAGAATAATTAATGCAATGTACAGTGCGATATATAACAGTAATAATGAGAATGATTTTCAATCTATTTTTGAATTTACAATAAGAATGGAAAGTCTATTTTCTCTCACACAATCGTATCGAGTTTTAGCGTATATGAATTTATCATATTCTCAAGTAATAGACCCATCGTCTGAATACGCTTCTAGAACATATAGAGAGAAAACAAATACGTTTTCATATTATGTATTATGCGGTGCATATATGTTTAATCCATATATGTTTATGAAATGGTGTAAGACATATAACGAAAATATATTACAATTTAACAATACTGTAGATGGAGGAAAACGATTTGAATTATATACGATACGTTCATTACAAGAGGATGGTATTAACAAAACAATGATGAAATTTTCACATTTAGCAAATAGAAAGTATGGCTTGAGAATGAGTTTAGTTGACATATAACTAAAAAATTGAGTTATGTTTATTTAATTGAATAAACATAACCAAATAAAATGGGTATCAAAGGTTTGAACCGCTTTCTACGAAACACCTGCTCGACGCATATAAGACAGGTTCCATTATGGGAATTAAAAGGAAAAACAATTGCAATAGATACAAGTATATATTTATATAAATTTAACGGAGATGGTAGCGAATTGATAGATGGGTTTTACCATATGATTTCACTATTCAAATTTAACGGAATTATTCCATTATTTGTTTTTGATGGCAAGCCTCCCATAGAAAAGTATAAAATTATTGAACGAAGACGTAAAAACAAATCAATAGCAGAATATAAATATAACCAAATAAAAGAAACCACATCTAATTATAATAAAAACACACTTACACAATTGCGTAAACAATTTATTCGTGTATCATATAAAGATATATGTAATGTTAAAAAACTTATTAGCTTAATGGGTGTGAATTACTATGAATGTAAAGGTGAATCTGATGGAATATGTGTAAAATTAGTTGAAACAAAAGTAGCATACGCGTGTATGAGTGAAGATATGGATATGTTTGTGTATGGATGTAATAGAGTATTGCGTTATTTGTCTCTTTTGAAATCAACCGTAGTATTATATGATTTCAAAGGAATTCTTGAAACCCTTAACATTACGTTTAATGAATTTCAAGACATATGTATTATATCCGGAACAGATTACCACGAGCAAATGGGAGATGATATTATGAATTTAAACGACGCATTAATTCTTTTCAGAAAATATAAAGGTTATAAAAAATCAGATAGTTATCGTAATTGGTTGGTGAAAGAAGGGTATATAAAAGATGCAGATGCATTCACACGCGTAGGCAATATGTTTAATACTACTATAATAGAGTATCCGCCAAAATTAATAAAAAATGAATATGATACGCTAGGTACAAGAGATTTTTTGGAAAAAAATGGATTTGTATTCATTTAAAATAATATCCTCTAGACAAATACATAAAAGATTATATATATATATATATAATGCAGACTTCTAGTATGCAGAATACTACTTTTCTTAAAGAGAAAAATGTCAAACCACGAAAAAAAAGAAAGACTTATGATGATAATTTGATTATGTTAATTCCAGGAGAACAAGACCAATTATGCAAGGGTAAATATACAGTCCCACAATTAAAATATATGTGTAAACATTATCAACAGAGAACATCCGGTAACAAAGATGTATTAATTCAACGTTTACATGAATATCTTTTAAATTATATTCCTGCTCGAAAAATTCAAGAGTTATACAAAAAACACTTGTTAAAAAAATATATTTTTGCAAAGGGACCCGCTTTTATCAAACGTTCAATATGTGTAAATGAAACAGATTTTTTTACGATGGAACCTATTCAAGAAATTAATATTGAGGAATTCGTAAGTTTTGAAGACAAAGATAAAATGATATATGGATTCAATATTATATCTCTCTATAATATTTGGTTAAAATGTCCTAAACCATACAGAAATCCATATAATAGAAATATTTTTCCATTAGACCTGAAAAAAAAATGTGATTTAATACATAAATTTTCAAAATCATTTTTTAATGGTGTAAATGTAGATATTGATACACCAGAACCTAGTATGAATGAAACGAATAGGTTTGAATTAGAAGTACTTAATATATTTCAGGAGATTAATGCTTTGGGAAATTATACAGATCATACCTGGTTTTTATCACTTTCAAGACATAATTTAATACGATTTATAAGAGAGATAGTAGATATATGGAGTTACCGAGCAGATCTTACATTTAGCGTCAAGCAGGCAATATGTCCTCCTAATGGAAATCCGTTTTTAGGGCTACAATTAAATACTCTACAAACAATTGAAACATTACGACTTCAGCAAATGAGTATTTCTATTATACGATCTATTGTTTTATCTGCCAGAGATACAACGAACCGTTCTTTAGGAGCATATTATGTGTTAGGAGCGTTGACTTTAGTAAGTCAACAAGCAGCATTAAGTTTACCATGGTTGTATCAATCGGTTGTATATGATTAAGGAGATTGTTTAGGTCGGGTTTATCTTGATAAATAGTTTATTTTGCGTTAAAACACTTAAATAGATATCTTAAGGTTAATGTATAAAAGATGCCCCGTACTAAGAAGCCCGAACAACAGCCTGAAATGCAGTCTTCGCCTCTAAAAACTCAATCTAAAAAAATGACTCCTGAAAAACAAAAGAAGCAAGAAGATGTAAAACCATCTCCGGTGAAAGATGTTTCAAAAATGAGTAATGAAGTTGTTGATCCACAAACTAGTGTAGATACTCCAGCCGCATCTGTGGATGCTACGCTTGAAACATCACTATCAGATGAATTTACCAGTATTCTAGGTCAAGTACAATCTTTGACCCAACATCTTACTGGTCTTAAAACCGCTTTGCGAACACTAGAGAAAAAAACTGCACGCGAACTCAAGCAAGCCAATAAGGCAAAAAAGAAGAGTAAGAATGCTAAAGCGAACCGCCAGCCTAGTGGTTTTGTAAAACCTACCCTTATTAGTGATGAACTGGCTTCCTTTTTGGATAAGCCGAAAGGTACTGAATTGGCACGAACAGATGTAACTAAAGAAATTAATTTTTATATTAGGGAACATAAACTACAAGACCCTACTAATGGTCGACGAATTCTAGCAGATGATAAGTTGAAGGCTCTTCTTCATCTTAAATCGGAAGATGAACTAACCTACTTTAACCTACAAAAGTTTATGAGCCCACATTTTGCAAAAGCTACTCCAAAGCCTGTCGCAGTATAATATAAATAGCCTGTAATTTATTTTAAAATTAAATGAGGTGCTCTACAAGTAGGACACCCATTTTTTTCTTTCTGTCTTTCCCATTCCATATAACAATAATTACAAATATAATGTGTACCCACATTTGAACAACTATAAAATTGCTGACTTCTTCCAGATGTTTCTTCCATACACACACAACATTCACCTATTTCACAATAATTCGAATACTTATCATTCGAATTATTTTTGCGAATACCGTATAACATAGTCATTTTCAGTAACACAACCCATATATGTATTTTAATGGTTCAATTTTTTATTAAAAACTTTTAACTACTTTTAATTTTACAAGTTATATGTTTTCTGTTTTGATGATACTACTATATGTATTTATCAAAAAATTGAAATAGAGAAACGACACCATAATATTATACATACCATAGATAATGAGCGCTTCTAACACCGACATGATCATCGCAGCAACCCAATTTACTCCTTCTAAGGATATCGTATACGCCAAGCCGGTGGTAAACAAGGCTGGTGGCAAATCCGTACGTATTAATAACAAACACACTCAACGTCAATTGCACGTTAGCATGCCTCTAATGCTTACTTGGGGGGTCAACACTCGCAAGGACGAACAAAGTGGACGTGAATCATTTGATATGTCTTTGCAATTTCCAAAAGAAGACTATGCCACAGAACAGACAACTGCAGCTCTTGCAGCAATTGAAGCGATGGAAGAACAGGTGAAAAATGATGCAATTACTTATTCAAAAGAATGGTTCAACAAACCAAAACTCAGCTCCGCACAAGTAGATGTTCTATTCAATCCTATGTTGTATTGGCCTAAAGATAGTGAAACTGGAGAACGTCGTCAAGGTGCGTCGCCTACCCTTCGCGTAAAGCTAGATTGCTGGGACGAGAAGTTTAAGTGTGAAATTTATGATGTAGACCAATCTCCTCTATATGGACCGGTGATGACAAATGAAGTATCGCCAGTTGACCTTATTCCAAAAGGTTGTCAAGTGGCTACCATTATTAAATGTGGAGGTGTATATTTTGTAAATGGTAAGTTTGGAGTTACTTGGAGGTTGCATCAAGCAGTAGTTAAACCTAAAGTTTCTATTTCAGGTAAATGTTTTATCAATCTAACATCAGAGGAAGTTACACAATTGAATACATCCACAAGAGAAGATGGGGTAGCAAATGATGTCGGTGGAGCGGTTGAAGTGGTCGCAAGTGAAGAAGAAGAAGAAGCACCTGCTAAAGTAAATAAGTTTGTACCTGCCGCAGCAGAACCTGAACC